TTTCCATTCATTGTCAATCTGTTCCCATGCAGTCGGATTTAAGCCATACAAATCTCTTTGAAACAATTCATCATATCTTTTGTCCATCTGATTTTTAGTATCGAACAATTCCTCATGATCTAAGTTTCCTTTATCTACACCAGACAACTTATATATTCGCAGCTTATACATTTTAATCACTCTCCCTTCAGATTAGGACACAAACCAAGACCACCATCAATTTCAGGTACTCTTCTATAAGCGTTTCTGTGAATACAATCTTCCTTATCACATTCTGTACAATCACATTTCTGATACTGTTCACATGTCATTTTCCAACCTGTCTCTGCAAATCTTTCTCTTGTTATCACATCAATCACTCTCCTTTATACTTCGTTTCCGTCTTTATCTGTTATAAAAGCGACTTCTGATAAATAAATACTTTCAAAAGCTTGATTTTCATATTCACCAGTTCCATTCTTCGCCATTTTCTTTGCCTCTTCTAAAGAAGTTGCTTCAATCGTTTGATCGACTTGCGCAGTATAAGTTACTCTATATTTTTCCTTAATGCCTTTCGCTTTCTTGTATCTTGCATAATTTGCCTTATATTCAGCGGAATCTGGTGTGATTTCCTGAATAATATTGTTACCACTCATTCCATATTCTTCCATTACCACATAGATAATACCCGTTCTTAAATCATAATAGCTTTG